GCCCGTACGACGGGATTTTCTGCAAAAATTAAGCGAAGATTTTCCAGTGGCAGAAGAACGAGTCGTGGAGCACCCAGAGCTAGCCAAACTCTTCGATTTCCCCGTTGTTTCCTTTTCTGAAGCTAGGTCATTCTATGACCTTGATTCCCCACCTTCGGATTCGGTAGGTGCCCTTGCCCGCTGGATCTATTTGGAACCAACGCCGAGCGAAGTTTTTGGCTTCCTCCCTCCCGACGTTGTCTATAATTCTATTCTTCCACGCGATGCTAATTATCAATTGCAAGAACCACCTGCTGCCCGCCTACTCGGCCCTGAACGTATTGCCCTAGCTAAGCGTTTGGACGAACGTTACCCGCGAGTGCCTGGGCGGGCTGGAGCTAAAACCAATCTCTCGCCTTCCGATATACTCATGTCGGAGACGAATGATCCAGTGGTGCACTTGATGGCTGTTCGGCTTGACGGTGTTCCTAACGATTGGGAGGCGACCTTCGCTGCTGCGCTCTTGGCTCTCTCATTAGCGAGTGTGCCTGCACGTGATATGTCCATTTGGCTATCTAACCAGCCGTGGTTCTTCTCGCTTGATTTCCTTGATGCGGCCAAAAGTCTAAAAGAAATCCACACGGCAATTCGGACGACCAGAATGTCGCCCTGGGGCCAGCACCTGTCGGCTGATGAAGCCCGGTGTCTGTATGGTCTAGATGCGTTGCCAGGTAGGAATGAAAAGTTTAAGTTTGATGCCAAGGCTGAGATCATGATGCGCATAGCCGACCCTAGTGTCAGAGCTTATATTGGTCGTGACGGTACCCTCGACTACACGTCTTACGATCAGGACCTCTACGAGTCAATTGATGAAGCCGTCACCTCTGTCTTACCAGAGCGCGTCCACTTAGAAACTTTTTCACATTGGTATGCGCGACGCATGTTTTGGGCGGCCGCTGGTGGTGCTCCGGGCGCAACTGTCCGCTGGGCCACCGATAGCGATCGCCAACGCTTGAACAAACGTGGAGCACTCCTTTTAATTCCGGAGAGCCACATGCTTAATATACTACGCACTGTTCTCGATCCGGTCCTATACTCAAAAGCAGCCGTTAAATTCGAAAATGGTAAGAATCGAGCTATCTGGAATACTGCTATTGAGCACTACGTCATCCAGGCTTATGTGCTTGATATGTTTGAGAGTGCCAACCAATCCGGAACCTGGAATGCTGGTGCTGCTAGTGCCGACGAGATGTTGCGTGGGACCGTCCGTCGCTTACTTAACTTAGGTGATCGCGTCGGTTTGATGTGGGATTTTAGTGATTTCAACATTAATCATACGCTCGGTGCTCAATCTTATCTCTGGCAGGCTGTTGAGCGTGCACTGCTTACGCGCGGCGCCGGCACATCCAGTGTTGATACCATGGTGTGTGGTCAAGACATTCGTATGGCGATTAATTTCATTGTTGGCGCTCGCAACTTCACGGTTCTACACGATACTGACAGTGATTTCATTGCACGCGTTTCACGTAGCTTGCAGTCGGGTGAAAGAGCTACTTCCTTCACGAACACCTTCTTAAATCGTGCGTACACTCTACAGGTTCGTCGTTTCTTTGTTAGGTCGTGCGGCCGCCCCGTCATCCACGATGAATCTTACCACCAGGGCGATGACGTCTATCTTACGGTTGATAACGTTTCTGATGCGCAGCAAGTATGTTATGCCTATAACCTCCTTGGGTATGCTGGCCAAGTTCACAAAATCATGGCGGATTATCCTAATTCCCGCGGAGAGTTCCTGCGTATACACTATGATTATCAGTTGAAACGCGCCGTCGGTTATCCCGTCCGTTCCTACATGGGCCTCATCGGCGGAGAGTTTTTCCGCGAAGGCCTTGCTGATCCGGGTGCTCGATCTATATCGTTCGCTGATCAAGTTGCTAAAGTCAACAGGCGTGGAGGGCGTATATCTCAGCGTTTACTCGATCGATTACAAGTCAAAAATACGTCGTTATCATACACGGACTCAAGCCGAAAAGTACACAAAGTCACAGTTCCTGCAGACCTGTTGACCACTCCCGTCCGTTTTGGTGGTTATGCTTCAACGCTTTCTGCTGAAGCCATAAGTCTGGGACACGACACTGCGGCCCTTAGCTTCCTAAACGATCGTGACTTAACAACGGCCGTTTTATCGGTAAG